CCATCATGCCTAATACTGCTGAGGCGGTAAGCATTACTTACGTAGCTGGCTATGGCTCCGATGGCTCCTACGTTCCTGCTCCAATCATTCAAGCAATAAAGCTATTGCTTGGCACGTGGTACGAAACGAGGCAAGCAACTGAGGTAGGAGAATCAATTGCCCAGGCCGTAGACGCCTTGCTAAGGCCATACGTGTTTGATGGATTTTTCTAACATCGGGGGAACGTGAAGCCACTTAATGCAGGTACTTTAAGACATAGAATAACGATCCAACAGGCTCAGGATACCCAAAACAGTTACGGTGAACCTGTTCCTACTTGGATTACTTTTGCGACCGTTTGGGCCTCTATTGAGCCTCTGAGCGGAAGAGAGCTAAGCACATATCGAAGTATCGGCGGAACGGAGACGCATAAGGTAACTATGCGTTATCTCTCTGGCCTCGACCTCGATACAATGCAAATCAGTTACAACAACAGAACATTCAGCATTAACAGTATCAGTAACACTGAAGAGCGGAATTATGAATTAGTTCTTACTTGCACTGAATACGTGAAGGAAGAGAACTAATGGAAGTTAAAGGATTAAGAGAGGTACAGGAGAAGCTTAAAGAGCTACAGAAAAAGACCTCAAACAAGCTGACAAAAAAGGCATTAAGAGCCGGTGCCAAGATCGTCCAGGCTGAAGCAAAGGCCGATGCTCCATCGATCAGCGGCACGATAAAGAAAAGTATTAAGGTAAGAGCAGGAAAGAGGAGAAAAGGCAGTCTTAGCATCGTTGTTGGCATTGGCAAAAAATGGTTTGCCGGTCCTATGTTCTATGCTGCCTTTGTCCTGTTGGGCCACAAGATCGGAAAGCGTAGTGGTAGCCACCGGAAAAAAGACCCAAATGACAAGAGGAAAGCCGTTCCGCCTCATAACTTCCTTAAGGATGCATACGAGAGAACAAAGAACCGGGCACTAGATACGATGATTTCCACGTTGTCTGAGAGTGTGGAAAATGCAGTTAATGGGGGCGAATGAGTGCGATTGGACAGGCTTTATTCTGGAAACTGAGCAACGATACTAACGTAACCGCTCTTGTGGGCAAGAATATACTGCCAGAATACCTATTCCAGCGAAATAACACCTATCCAGCAATCATTTATGAAGCCAATGCAGATACGGATAGAGATAGAACCTATGCCGGATTCAGCGGCTATGCCAAGAGCCGGGCTATTATCCGTTGTATCGGACGCAAATACTCTGACGCCGACGCTTTAGCCTCTGCTGTAATCAATTCATTAGACGATCAATTTGGTAACTGGAATGGCTTGACGGTGCAACGTTGTTTCTACATGGAAATAGAAGAGGACGAAACCGTAGACCCGACCTCTGAAAAGACATTGTTGTATATCCAGAATCTTACCTTTGATCTACACCTTACTCTCAAATGATAGGTCAAAGGAAAATGCAAGCAGCCTCCTAAATAGATTGCCAGCGAAGTGCTTGGCAATTGGAGGTTAATGCCTACTACTACGGCTGCTATTATTGGTGCAGGTACTACGCTCGGTATTTCGCCAGACGGAACAACTTATACAACTATTGGCGAAGTCTATGACGTGAAACCGCCACATGTTTCTATGTCTCATGTTGAGGCTACACATTACACAAGTCCGGCTTTCTATAAAGAGTATCTTGCCGGTTGGCTTGACGGTGGCGAAATTGAGTTTGCTCTTAACTACGTTACTGCTTCCTATGCAACGTTGAAGACTGATATTGACGCTCGTACTGCATATCACTTTAAGGTCACGTTGCCAGATACCCATACTTGGATTGCTACTGGCTTCCTCACTGACTTCTCGACCGACGTGCCAAACCAAGGCAAGGTCGATGCGAAGGTAAAGATTAAGGTAACTGGACAGCCTGCCTACGCCTAAACAATAACATTGCGGTTTAGTTTAACAGCAGAATACGGGCCTCATAAGTCCAAGACAGACGTGCAACTCGTCTAGCCGCTACCATAACACAAAAGGACAACATGAGTTTGAAAGATAATATCCTTAATGCTGACGATCTAAGGTCCGAAACTGTTTTTGTTGAAGAGTGGAACACCAAAGTAACCATTAGGACAATGACGGGTACGGAACGTGATGCATTTGAATTGGAATTGAGCGGACCAGAAGGTAAGCAGAACGCCAGAGCTAAATTGCTTGTCCGTTGCATTGCCGATGAAAGTGGAAATAGAGTCTTCCAGGATAGCGATGCATTGGCACTTGGTAAGAAAAGTTCCAAGGCACTTGATAAGTTGTGGGACATTGCTCTAGACCTCAACCGGGTACGTAAAAAAGACGTTGAGGAAGCGGAAAAAAACTAAAGAGCCGGCCAGATAGACGTTTTTATTTCTCTCTGGCTCGGCAATTAGGCAAGACGGTTAAGCAGCTATTACAGGAAATAGACAGTGCTGAGCTAACGGAGTGGATTGCCTATTACAATCTCGATCCGTGGAGTGAAGAAAGAGCCGACCTCAGAGCCGGTATTGTAGCCTCTACGATGGCCAATGCGTGGCGATCATCGAGCGAAAAAACCTACAGTCCTAAAGATTTCATGCCTCAATTAGGCGAAGCGGAAGAGCAGGAGCCGGTAAGTCTCACCGATAAGATCAACGCTGCCTTTCGGGCATTTCAGAAACCACCACAACAACAGAGGCCACAGTAAGTGGCCTTTTTGCTTTTCCAGGCTCTACATAGATTGATCCTTTAATGGGGGCGAATGGGCGTAATTGGAAACGTGATTGTCAATCTTGCTGCCTCGACGGCGGAATTTGATCCAAAGATCGAACAGGCCGGCCATAAGCTTGACGAATTCCATAAGAAAGCCGGTGAAGGCGTTAAAGGTGGTGAAGCTGGCGGGGGTATCGGTCTTGGCGAAATTGCCGGAATTGGTGCCGCTGTTGAAGGCTTTCGGATGCTAGGCGAAGGTGCCGAGAAATTCATTGACATAGGTAAAGAGGCTGTACGTACCGCTGTTGAATGGGTTGCTGAAACAACCAAAATGGCTACCTCCAACTTTAGGTTGGCCGGCTCTCTTGGTATGCCAGTTGACAAACTAATGGCTTACCAGAATGCAGCCAAACGGGCCGCTGGTGTAGTTGCTGAGGACTTCAACGCAGATATCCAGAAAATGGAAAAGAATCTCGCTGAAGCTGCCATGCAAGGCGGACAAACAGCAGAGACGTTAGAACATTTAGGACTTAGTGCAAAAGACTTGGCTTCCTCTGGTGCCGACGAGGCTTTTGAAAAGATCGTAGAGAAGATCAGCCAAATAAAAAATCCGTCTGAGCAGGCTATTGCTGCATTCCAGATATTCGGAAAGAGCGGACAACAACTATTGCCCATGTTCCAACAAGGCAGTGAAGGTATTAAGGATGCTATTGCGGAAGGCCAGAAATTTGGCACTACAATGAAGGATATCGACGCAGCTAAATTAGCTGGCGTCAATGATAATTTTGAACAGTTGGGCGAACGTTTCGACGGTGTAAAGAATAAGCTTACACTTGCATTAGCTCCTAGCATCATTTCAATTAGTCAAAAGATTCTCGACCTCTTGCCAAGTGCCGATAGTTTCTCCTCTGCCTTTGATAAAGGTATCCATATGGTTGGTATGGGTATTGGCTACCTAATGGACGGTTGGAGGCTCTTAAAAATAGGAATATTTGATACGACCGCTGTAGTTGTGGAGAACTTTGCACAAACAATGGACAGCCTAGACGCATTGGTGCAAGGCGTAGTGAGCCTGCTGAATAAGCTTCCAGGCGTACACATTCAAATAGGCAACACACTAAGAGATATTGCTTCCGAGAATCATCTGATAGCTTCGGTATTGGCTGATACGGCTAAAGATGAATGGAATAAGCCTTGGCCTCATGAGCAAATTGATAAGTTCTTTGACGATGCCAAGAAAAAGGCTGACGATCTAGCGCAACATATCAATGACAAGAAACCTAATTTCGGTGGTCCTCTTGCCGATTCGATGTTGGCCGCTGCCAAGAAAATTGGCGAAGCATTGAAGGACTTGAAAAAGCAAGTAGATGAATTCGGAATGACCGAAGGACAAAAGAAACTAGCCAATATTAAAGCATTAGGCGGAACACAAGAGCAGATTGCACAAGCACAACAGTACGTTGATAAGCTGAAGCAATTGGAAGTAGCTAAGAAAGGTGCTGACTATCTGAAGGAACTTCAGAAGAGTATCAGAGAAGTTGGTATGACCGATGGACAGAAGAAACTGGACGAGTTGAAACAGTTGGGTATTGATCCAAAGGTAATTGAGCAGGCCAAAAAGTTTGCCGATCAGTTGGACGAGGCACAAAAGAGGCAGAAGCTATTTGAGGAAGGCAAGCATATGACTGAGGAAGGCATTACGCCTTTGCAAAAGTACAATGCCGAACTCGATAAGCTTAATAAGATGCTCGCAATTGGTGCTATCAACCAAGATATCTTCAACGCAGCAAAGAAAAAGGCTCATGATGAATTTGAAAAGAGCATCAAGAAAAACGATGAGGAGAAGCATGCAACTGCTGTCATAAGGCGGTTTGACTTCCGGGTGCCGGGCCAAACGAGGCATGTTGATCCGGTACAGGAATCAATTGCACGTACTAATAATCTCCAGTTGAAAGAGGCACAAAAGCAAAGTGGTTGGCTCCAGGATATGTGGAGATTCCAGAAAAACAGCCTCGGACAATTGGACAACGGTACAGAGGTAGCGGACTTCTAAGAATGGGGGCCAGTGGCGACACTGACAGAGGTATTCAAAAATCCGACGAGGCAGAATCAAGCCTATGGAACATGGAACAGCAGTGATAATAGCGTTAGCTACACCGTCATTGAATGGTGGATAATTCGCTATGACGTTTCTGACGGTATCTTGCCTCAGCCTGTTGACGCAATGACGGCTGCCGGCCTTCCTATTCCAAGTGGAATCTATCCTCTGGGCATTGGTGCAACTCAATTTGTCTGTAAAGAGGTAAGACCACAGGTAACGGATTCACCAAACGTATTTGAGTGCCAAGTTGAGTACGTCAGAGAGCCGGGCCAGCTTTCCGGTACTGGCGATAGCTTTACCATTGATAAGCATGCTGTGACAACGACACAACCGGCTTATTACGATAAAGACAATGTAGCAATTAAGAACAGTGCTAACCAGACGTTTGATCCTCAGCCGGTACAAACGCTCTATGATTCGGAGTTTGAAATTAACTTCACTATTAATGGCATTTTCTCCGATGCAACAATGGAAGCCTGCCGAGGATTTGTCAATAGTGATACCGTAAGTTTCAACACTCATGGATTAGTAAGAACTTACAGTCCTCGCCAGTTACTTTTCGTAGACGGTGGCGTTGTACAAACAACAACCAATGGGCAGACTAAGAGTAGTGTGAAAATGGTTTTCAGGAGCCGTATCGACACTTACATAACCAAGATATTGAACCAAGGCTATTGCGTCCTCAACAGCAGTGGAAATCCGGTCAATGCGAAAGACGATAACTACGATTATCTCAACTCTCAGATAATGCTTGATTCAAGTGGCCACAAACTTCCATCCGGTGGTACTCCAGTTTTCTTAACGTTCAAGATCGAAAAGGAAACGGCGTTGCAACCTCTGGTGAACTCAATACCGGTGACATAATATGGCAGTTAAAGGCTATTTATTATCTGAATCTGCCGTGAAGAAAACAGCGGCGGTGGTCAAGGCGTTCCAAGAGGCTGGAACCAACAATGTTGGTACGAGGCCAAAGACCAGAGAAGTCTGGCACGATTGCATTTTGGCCAAGATAACAGCCGGTACTACCGTCTGCTCTTGGACTCAGGCGCAAATAGGCACTGGAGGCAGTTGGAGCGTTAATACTTCAACTGATGCAATGTTCGGCACAACTTCAGTGAGGCCGGCATATCTTCCAACAGGCACGGCTACCTCGTATCCAGATTTGACTGGACAATATTGCGTTTTAGTCAGAGCTACCGATACGAGTAACAATGCATGTTTCGTTATTACTGGCGTTGAAGGACCGGGGTACAGTGGTACGGTTACTTGTGGTGGTATTGTTACTTGGACAGGAACGGTATTGCAACAGCCTTCCACGCCTCTTGTTTACGTTAATGGCATCCTCACTACTGTAGGATCGGCCACGACAATTACAATTGATACGCCAGACACGTGTACATAATGGGGTGAAGTTACTACATAATAATAGAAGACCTGGAGGACAGTGGCAAATGAAATTTACATGCAAGGCACGTTACAGGTAAACAAGAACAGTCTTGTGATTAGCCGTAGTGCTAATCTCAATGCGACAATGACCGGCAGTCATAGTAGTGCCTGCGCTCAAGGCATTGCCACTACGCCTACGGCTCTTTCAATCGCCTCTGATGTAGCTTCAGCCGGTATGACATGGTACAGAAACACCGATAGTACCAACGCCTGTTCTGTCGGAATTGAGGTAAGTGGAACCTATTATCCGTTCTTAAATCTCATGCCTGGCGAAATGGCATTAGGCCGAATGGCAACTAAGACGGTCTATGCACAAGCCACAACGGCTACAGTTGTGCTGGAGTGGTGGATGTTGGAGGCATAATGGTTACTGCTCCACTGACATTACATTCGCCAAATATCGATCTTCAGGAATTAAAAACGAAGCTTGACGAAGTGGCTAAAAGGCTCGCAAAGGCAAACAAGCTGCTAGATGAATTGTCCAAGCGTAGAGAGAAGAAACAAAAGGACCAAAATGAATCACATTGAACTAAAATATTGACTCCTCTTGGCCAACTGTTATTCTTTCTTTCAACTATCCAAAGAAAGGAAGGATATGGGCAAAAAGATTGGACCAAAAGAAGCGTCGATGCGGGCCATGCGTGAAGGCTCAGACGGTATAACAGCACTCTTGGAATCGGTTAAGAAAGCACAAGAGGAAGCTGTAGAGCAGTTGAAAGAAAAAAGATCGGCTCTGGAGCAGGAAAAGAAAGAGCTAACAAAGTCGATTGATGCTCAGATTGATTCAATCGACGATGCATTAGGCAAGCTCGGTATTCATGCCACTAGAGCCGGCACTGGAACGAGGCAGCGTAGGAGCCGTGAAGAGATAGAGGCGATGGCAAGTAAGGTGGTCGATTACATTCGCAAACATCCGGGCACCACTGCCGGCCAAATAAAAGCAGCCGTTGGCGATTATCAAGCTCAGAGCCTAAGCAAGTGGCTGGAGCAGTATTCCGGGGTGAAGGTAAAGACGGAAGGCAATAAGGCAACAACCAAATACAGCATCTAAGGCAATTAGAGCCTCACTCATGCATTTTCTGGAGCCGGTCTATATCCAAGGCCGGCTCTGTTCTTTTGATCCTCAGACGGCCCCAAATAATTGTTGCTCTATAACCATGTTTCGCCTACTGGCGAAACGCAAAAGCCACGGACAAAATGCCGTGGCTTTTTTTCGTTACGTTTTGGACACTTGTTTTGGACTAAATGGCGTTTTTGAGCTAATTTTCCACAGGTGAAACATCTACCACTGAGCTACACCCGCGAGCGTGGGAAAATACTAGCCCTGTTATCGGCTAAATGCAAGGCGAGGATCAACGTCGATTCCTGTGAGATTAAGCACGAGCTTCGAATAAGCGTGCATTG